TGATGTTTCATGTGAAACATAATTTAACGCAGGATTGCAACGCACAAATTCAACATATTGTGCTTTTTTATGCTCCATCATACCAACAGCCTCAAAACCTAGCCATGCTCCCCAGTTCAACATTGCCTCATAATCAGCATTAATTGTCATGGTTAAAACGGCATGTGTCTTGTCAAAGTAGTTAACAAGCATTTTTGAGCCACGGGCTAGTAGCTTAAAGTTGTGGCCAATCTTAGTCGTAAAGAGTGCAAACATTTGGGGGGCTTCGTCTTCAAAGACAAGCCCCCCAACGAATACGATCTCATCATCTTTGTCACGGACAAGATATGCCTCACATGTTTCAGCTATCTCGTTAAGTGCCTCGACTACGTTTGTATGACCAAGCTTAAATAACTCACGGACATTCTCTGGGTGAATAACATGTATAAACTCATGCACATGTTCTTCTGTAAATGGTGTCATGTAGTATGCACCGCGAGTTAATATCTTGGGTTCATCATCCATAAAGTTTTCTGAAGCCTTCATCTACCTGCTTAACAAAGTTCATATCGCGTCTTGCTGGTGACCAGTAACGCTCATCCTTCATCATCTCTTGCAGTTCAGTTTCATTGAAGGTTGCATTGATGTTGTTGGCATCAGATACCGAAGTATCCTGCATCTTCTCCATAATAAGCTCCATTGCTACTACGCCATCTGCCCCTTCCATTAGGCGTTCAATGGCTGGCAAAGCTTCTTCAGGGAAAAACTTGTGGGCAAAGAGAGAGACAGCTTCAATACGTTCGTTTGAGTTATCGCCAAGCTTTGCAGCTTCTGCCTCAAGATCAGGGCCAGTGCCAACCCCATTCATATACATCTCAATACCCTTTTGAAACTCTTCGTGGGTATATCCGTTGCTGTGGCAATGCTCAGCCCAAGTCTGCAACAGGTCATTGTCCATTGCCGCTTCTTCATCAATGAAGTCAGGTAGCTCATAGCCACCAGCTTCTTCAGGCACACCTTCAGATGCTTGACCCTGAAGCTCCTCCATCAAACGATTTCGAATGTCTTCTTCTTTTTCGCCAAGCTTCGAAGACAAAGCTTGATAAGACTTTGCCATATCTTCTGGCGAACTAAACTTTTCAGGCAACCATTCTGGGCGGTCAGACGCCTGTTCTTCTGTTTGTGACGTAGCGTCACTTACTGTTTGTGGTGCAGTTTCCTCCACTGCTTCACTTACTTGTTCTTCCATTGTCTTTCACCTTATGTGCATGGTTCATACGGCTTTCAATTAGGCCGACTATATATCGCTGGCCCTCCATATGACGCAATTCTTCAGTTGTTACATTAGGGCCATTGACCATCTCGATAGTAATCGAGCGAAGATACTTCAATACAGATTGGCCCGTAGCTGTTCCAAACAACTGGGCCACATCCATACTAATCTCCCTGTCTTTGTTTTGTGGACGTTGTATCCCATCTACACCCACATTAACTTTTTGAGTCAAACTTACTCCATTGGTTGCTCAGGCGGCATTGGTGCCTGTGCCTGAGCTTGCTGCATTTGCTGCAACATTGCAACCATTTGTTCACGTTCTTGCTCATCACGTATCAAAATATCAGGCACACCAAACTTTTTGGCAAGATATGCGGCAGTCTGTTCCGTGTTAATCAGGATGTTCATTGCCTCTGGGCCAAAGGCACCTTGTGCCAATTCTAAGAAGCGTGACACTGAGCTAATGTCTTGGTTTGACTGGGCCTGTGCCAATGGTGAAATAGATTTGATTTTAACTTCACGACCATTGACTGTTGGCACTTCAATGCGACCCTGCTTCTTCAATATGTATATAACGCGCTGCAATACTGGCTGAACAAGTTCGACCTGCAATCGACCAAAGGCTGCGCCAATACGACGAGACAAGTCAGCCATACGCTCTGCAACTTCTGTAGCAGACGCAGGTGTTCGATTAGGATCACCCAACATATCATTGTACAAGGCACGTTTGATATTGTTGCGCATGTCACCTAGAACAAGCTGCGCAACATCAAAGCTTCCCGCAGCCTGAATAGGTTGCAAACCTGCGCTACCCATAGCCTTTGGAATGATAGTCCCTGGAACGAGATTGATTGTATCAGGGTTAATAATGCCATCATCTTCCATTTGATAGATGCCAGAGATAGCCATCTGCGCATTCTCAAGGATCATCTCAACTGTAAGGTTGGTTGTCTTGATTGCAGAGAGTGCATTGAATAATGGACCACGACCATAGACTTCACCCGCACACTTAGACCAGCGGAAACAGATGAATGGGTTCGATCCGATACCTTTAAACTCATTACGCATAAGAATAGATTTGGTATTCATGCAGATTGCATAATGAATAAATGCTTGCTCATTGCGGCGACGATAGTCACGGCAAACAATCTCAAGAACCGTTGTTGTCTGATCTGACTGATTCATCATCAGACTTTGCAGTTCACTGTTTGGCTGCATCTTTGGGTAGAGCAACTCAAGCTGATCGTATCTCATGTTCTTACGTTCACGGAATACGTGGTCAATCTGGTCGTCGGGGCCAGTATCGAGAATAACGTGTGGAAGAGGAATTGCTGAGAAACGAATGGGATTTACTGAGTCCCCTTCCTCGCAAACAAGAACACCAGTCCCGACTGCCAAATCCATGAATGACTCATGGACTTCTTGTGCAAAGTTAGAGTTTTGTAGAACCTCGAAGACATACTCTGTAACTTCATCAAGTTCATTGTTTACTGTATCACGTTGTTCCTTTGGAACTTCAGAACCTGCCGTAAGGTCAGCCCAACGCGCAAAGTTTGGAACTAGGCCAGATTGCAAACGTGATGCAAACTCTTGAACTCCAACAACCGCAGTCTCGTCAAAGATTTTATCATCACGTCTTTGCCCAGAGACTTCATAGTAAAATGATTCACGCTGTGGCAGCGCATACTCATAGCATTCTTCGAACACATCAACAAAGTTTGTACGCTTTGCTTTTGCTCGTTCATATCTCTTTAGATACTTCTTTGCTGTTTGATCCATTATAGTCTCGCGCTGTAATAACCTACACCTGATCCACCGCTCGTCATAAGTGATGCACGACCACGACGACCACCGCGAACTGAGCGTGATAATCCTGTAGATGTTAGCTGACCCTGAACAGTACGTCTTAATGCACGTTGCCTATCAGACTGACCTTGTGAAGATTGAACTGTATTCAAAACAGAGCGGCCTAACTCACCTTGGCGATTTTCTGCTGCGCGCTCAATGTCTGCTGTTTGCTGTGCTTCGGCCTGAGACTCCAAACGTTCTTGCTCGAGAAGTCTTTCACGGTTTGCTTCTTGTTCAGCAAGTGCTGCCTCTCTTGCTGCTTCAGCTTCTTCACGCGCTCTGCGCTGCTCTTCCTCAATGCGCGGGTCACGCTTAGGTTTGAAACACATAGTACATCTCCTTGTTCATTCCCTCAAAAGCAGAGAAGGAAAGATTTTGCAACGCACAATCGTGGAAATAGTTTCCACTATTACATTCTAGCCCAAAGCCCCTGCCGCTTTGTACGCTTCTGTTTGGCAAAGACATCAAAGCTTCTACCAGCAACAACAGGTTTCGCAGGTCGTTGATTGTTTATCAAAGCACGTCCTTCACCCGCACCAAGCATCATGTATTGCAAGGCATCGTGAATGTGAGAAAACATGTTCTTGTCTGGTTTGTCAGCATAGCGTTCACCGCTAACTTCCATACGCTTGTATTGATAGCCGCCTTCAAAGCCTTTGATTAATTGTTGGCAGCGACGATCAATTAAAAAGGCTGGCTTACCTTCAACCATCTTCGTCAACTGTGAGGATACAGACTCAAGCCGAAGGTCAACAGAGTTGGAAGGCGCAGGGAAAGCCTTCAAGCCAGCCCCGCGCAGAATGTGAAAGGGAGTAGATTCATCAGTCTGCGCTCTAAAGTCGCCAGCAGGATCGCCATAGATATATACATCAGAGCATTCAGAGAAGCGCGTAGCAATCTCTTCTCTTAATACTTCTGCGAAGCGCACGATGCCCATATCGAACGCAACTATCTCAGACTGAATCAGCCAGCGACCTCGGACCTTTTGACCTAAAGTGGCAGCAGGTGTAAGGCCAAAGTCCAAGCCCACATACAAAGGTGCGCCAGCCGCAACAGCAATCTCTTCTTTTGCTATGTGAACTTCAGGTGCAAACATTGGATATATAGGTTTACCATCTTGGATTGCCCCAAGCCTATTCATTACATAAACATCAATCCAGCTTTTTGTTTTACCGCGAATAAGATTCGGGTAATAGCTTTCCATCATGTGCCTTCGGTTTTCAGCCTTACTATTTGGCTTGTAATCCTGAACTTCACCGTCCTCATCTCGAACTTCTGTCATGCCAGCAGGTTGCGTAAAGAACTGCCAGTTATCAGGCTTTACCAACATACGAGCTTGTTCACGCGGAATGTGGTCAGGGATTGGCACCTCACCAGACATGATAGGCCACCAGTGATCTTCTTCGGGCGCGTTCGTGTCGGCAATCACACCAGTCCAGCTTGGGCCACCGTCTTTCATAGAAGGAAAACGACCAACACGCATAGTACACGCATCGATGATAGACTTTGGTATCTCCCTTGCCTCATTGATCCAGATGCCAGTAAGTTCGAGAGAGAGGAGTTTCTTGACATCTTCTGGTCGATCAAGGGCAAGGAAGATTACTTCAAGATCGATCTCACCTTTCTTAATATGGTGCGTATATGGAACCGACCATGTGAACTTTCCCCAGTCCGCTTCAGGGAACCAATCAAGCCATGTCTTAATAGTTGTAGTTCGTAGCTGTGGGTTAGTGTTTCGGATGATGGCCCATCGAGATTTTCTAATCCCATCAGGTCCTTTCTTCTGTTCCAACGCTCTGCGAAAAACTTCGACACAACACCCAACACTTTTACCACTCCCTACTGGCCCACGAATCCCACGAAAGAATGTACTATCTTTCATGAAAGACTTTAGCACAGCACCGTCAGGTTTGTACTTAAAATCAACCACTATCGCAGACCCTTATCTACTCCTGAGCGAATCATTTTCTCAGCTGCCTCAGCACCAATATTCTCAATGACATTATCAATCATCTTGTTTGTCACGAATGATGCGCCATGTTTGGCATCAAAGTATTGGAAGTGAATGTTTTTCACAATGCGACGAAGCATTGTCAGTTCTTCTTGCTTAAGCGTATTAACAAAGCTCATGTGCGATACTGCCTTACTTTCTTAGCAATCTTCTTCGGTTGAGCCACAAACTGCTTGCCCTTTGCCTTACCCGCTCGTTTAGCTCGGGTTGTAGCTGCATATTCAGCATCACTAAGAGCAGAGATAGCCTTAGAAGGAAGGTAACGCTCACCAGTTTCGCTAGACTTCTTGCCACTCTTGGTGCGCCACTTCTGCTTGCCCCAGTTAAGTAGAGATTTTTGCGGAGCCTTCATCTGCTTCCCTCTGCTTCCTTAGTATGGCATTCAATGTGCCGCGATCTTCATAGGTCATTATCCTCTTGGCGACCTTTTAATCAACGAGCGCATTTTCTCTTTCTCGGCCGCATTAAGTCTATCCTGCTCTAAACGATCAAATACTTCTGCGCTTTTTTTACCGTCGCTTCCATATTCGTTTCGAAGAAAATTAGCAAATGCTGCATGGTCAGCGGCACGTACCTTACTGTTCTTTTGAAAATTTTCGCTATTAATGTTTTTTAGGTAATTACGAAAAACCCTACGAGATAATTTTTCCCACTGTTCAGCTGTGCCGTATTGCTTTGCACCCGCCTTTGTCGTGTACATCTTAAGTGTTTTTTTCTCAGCCATTATCGGTATCCTCCACCTTTAGCTTTGTATTCCTTAGCCAATAGCTGCGCCTTACGCGCAGACCACTGACCAGCCGCAGTTCCGTGAGTAGCTTTGGCCTTGATCTTGCGAAACAAACTCTTGCGCATCTCAGGCTTGGTATAGTTACCCGCCTTGTTTACCGTACTCATTACTTACTCGCATTATTGGCAATACGCGCTGTAGTATTTGTAAGTCCAGTCTTCAAAGCATTTAGCTTTTTCACCAGCTTGCGATTTTCAGCAGGTGTCATGCTCTTAATAGATGGGTCTTTTAAAGCTGAACTCAACGCTGATCTTTGCTCATCAAGAAGACGAAACAAAGAAGCTCGCATCATTGGTTTGCTTTTCTTTTTCTGATCTTCATTCATGGGAACTTCCTTTCAGGGTCCTTGCGTTTCAAAAGTATACGATCAATTTCCTTCAAACGTTTGTCAATAAACTGAAGCCGCTCAATCTGTGCTTTTGTTTGCGGGGAACCTTCAGCCTTATTTCCCTTCAGAAATTGAAGTAGGCTTTTCTTCTTGCCAACCTCACCGCCAGCCATGCCACCACGTTCAGCGTATAGCTTGTCACGCTCAGATATCAGCTTGTCATAATCCATTACTTCGCCTTAGTTGTTTTTACGTAACAATGACATTCTTCCACGCCGTGCCGTGTCATCAGGAGTGTTGATGCTGCCACCTCCACCGCCCATGCCACTAAGCATCTTTGTTGCCTTAGTGCGAACTTTCTTAACTTCCTTAGCCTTCTCTTTATTAGTCGTGGGTTGAGGGCCATCTTCTGGATCAAAAGAAACCGTGGTCTTTTTAGGATTCTTAAGTAATACGGCTTCTTGCTTCTTAGCGTTAAGAATAACCTTGCGAAGATAAGCCTTTAACTTTTTAGGATTGTTGCGCTTGTTATCAACATCCTCGTTAAAAGCATCCATTGCACGTAGTTCGGTCATTACGCTTTATCCTTCTTTGCTTTGTTTCGACGACTGATTGCGCGCGCCTTTGCTTTTGCGTCCGACTTGCTTGAGGCTCCCCACGCTTTTAGGCTGAGAAGAAGACGAGTTGGTTTTCCTTTGCTGTCTCGCTCGGGTCCTTTGGCTCCCCCCATCCGTGCCAGAAAGCTGGCCCTTCTTGGGTTGTCCCCCGACTTCACTGGCGGCTTCAGTGTCCCGCCCTTGTAACTGGCCCGACCCTTGGCGTTCAATCCCCCCTTCGGGTTCTTGCCCTCCTTGCGAGTCCATGCGGGTGTCTTCGCCATCCTTGATCCTCTTCCACTTGGCAACGATCTTTGCCACATCAGCTTTTAACATATCGAACCTTTAACAAATAAAAATATTTCTGGAAACGCACAAAGCCTTGAAAGGCTATAATGTTTGTGAGGGACCACGTAACAGAAAGTAACAAGCGTTTTTGGGGGCCACCCCCCTACGAGCGGCACAAGCCTGAACAAACTGGGGTCAACCGCATACCGCGTCACCTGTTACCCCAAGTCGATGGACACTCGTATGTCCCCTGCCACCTGTACCTGAGACCGATCTATAGGCTTAAATCCAGCGCGATCCAATATATCCTTACTCGCTTCGAGCTGGACATACTCACTCTTTGCATTCGTTGCTAACCGTAACACCCTTGCCGCTGCTGTCGTAGCATTCATCCCGAGTTGCTCTGACACCCGTTGCATCATGTACTGCTGCACATGTGGTTGGCGTAACGCCTTGGAAGCACTCACTCTTCCAGACTCACCCTTTGCATATCCTGCTTCTTCAGCAGCTTGCGTGACACTACAACCTAAGGCTACGAGTGTATCCACCAATGCTGTCTGTTTGTCAGTCAATTTCTTATTCACAACGTTGTTCATTGTATCCTCTCATTGGCCCCCCTCTCCCTCTCTCCCCCCATTCAGACGCTATTTCTTGTGGTCTTGTCAAGATGTGACGTAGGGTCACTTGTGTCTTATTTCTCTGTGCCTACCAGATATGGTATTGACAGGGCGTCCGAGCGGGCTGTCGTGAATCAAGCCTCTTGCGAGTCTTGACCCTGCGGGCTTCCATCCCTGACGCATTCACATGCGGCGCAGACGCGCCTTGTAGGGGGATTGATCGTGCCAATCCCCCTCACCCCCATAAAACGTAGAATAGACACGCGCTGCGCGCGAGTCAGACCCAAAGGAATTGGTCCAACGCCGAAGGCTAGGCGTCTGGCCCCGACCGTTCATGGGCCACGTCCCAACAGTTCGCAACACCGCTCGTTCCTCGGGTATTGCGAACTGCAAGCCTTCGGTTGTGCCGCAACCCCTGACGTTCGCGTCCAGCCCCCTACCCTTCGGGTTGGAACAATTCTGATAACTAGCTGATATGGAGATTATAAAATGGCTAACTCATCAAAAATTGACACGAAGGCACTCGAACAATTGAAGGAATTCTCATCATTAGATAAGTCTGATTTAGGCGTTTACCTTGAAGCAGAAGGCCACGTTCACCAAGCTACGCAGATGTTGATAAACATTGCGGGCACCAACGACACGCAAGCCAAGATGTTTATTGACCAGCTTGCAGGCGCGGTTCATTTCCTACTGCATGGCAACGATAATTCAAAGTTTGAAGGCAAGTATGAACGCCTTGCGCGCTTTGAAACCGACGTGACCACAGCGGAGGAGAACCAGAAGCGCGGGCGCGCGATGGGTCAGCACCGCTTGGAGAAAGCGCAAGCGATCCGTGATGCGGAAGAGTACGCATTGCGTGACCTGCTGCTGATCCACCGCGTATTCTGCCAAGAATACACGCGGGTCACAGGCGAAGCATGGGAGCCACGCAACGGTTCGAAGAAGCCCGCGCCAACTAACACACCGTCACTAAAAGATCGGATGGCGTCATGATACAACAGGCTTACAAATACTGGCAGGATCGCGCCGAAGAACAGCTTGCAGATTACATGTGGTTCTTACGCGAACAGTATCCAGAGGGCGCGAGGGCAGCGCGCCGACAGACCAAAGAATGCCTAAAGAAATTACGGTAACAACAAGGGGCGGCGCGAGTCGCCCCGAAAATTTTTGCGGCCCTTCGGGCCGCGGAAATGTGTGCCATGCTATTCCCCTTCGGGGGCATGGTCACTCTTGTGCCATAGGCACGCTGTAAATGTGTGCCATGCTATTCACGGCAAAGCCGTGGCATGGTCACGTTACGATCCAAAGGATCGTTCCACCCGCCAAGCGGGTGGTGCAGATATACATCGCAGCAAGCGCGGCAGATCACATCGACATCGATGCACAAACATGTCGCACTAAAATGAACTTGTGACGCTACGTCACTATTTCATTATCTAATAAACTACTGCATACTTGCAGCTATAACAACATTCCACGGAGGACATCATGGAACATGCAACGTCAAAACAATTATGGAAGTTACAAGCATTAGCCGCCGAGCGTTCACAGCTAATGCTATCTACTGGATCGGAGGGTGACATACTCACCGAGATTCATTTGCCACTCACTAAAGATGGAGCGAGTGCCATTATCAAATCATTGATCGAAGGTAATCAAACACTTGAGCTACTGCAAAGCATCAAGCTTGCAGATGGAAAACTAACTAACAAAGTATATGGAGAACAAAATGCTTGATATGTCAGGTAACAACTGGAACTTCCCAGTAGAATCACAGCCAGTCTTTGATGGCTATGGAAACGAAATCAATGGGCAGCAATGCATCATGCGCACCGATACCCAAGAGGTACTGGGTGTGCATGGCTCACGCTACAAGCTTGTGTCACACGATGATGTGATCAACTCAATCATGGATGGTGTTAAGCAAGCCAACGTATCTCGTGACTACGACATGAATGTTTATGTCTATGAGAACGGACGCAAGATGCGTGGCGAGATTATCTTCCCTGACTTGACTGTTGAACCTACCGTTGGTGATTACACTCAGTTCAAGATTGACTTCACCAATAGCTACGATGCAGTCTGGGCATTCGCTCAGTCAGCCAGTGGCTTGCGCTTATGGTGCATGAATGGCTGCACCACACCTGACATTGCAGCGCGCACTCGTGCCAAGCACACAGCGTCACTCAGTGTCGAAGGTAGTGCAGCAAAGATTAGTAATGGGCTTGAGCATTTCATGACACGCGGCAACGTGTGGAAGTCATGGATGACAACACCAATCAACGACACACAAGCCGAATCATTCTTCAAGAACACAGTAGCCAAGGCATTCACGAAGCAACTGCAAGTCACGAAGACAAATGAAAAGCAGCTTGAGAATCTAATTACTATCTGGCGTGACGAGAAAGCGTTACTCGGTGCAAACAAATGGGCAATGTATAACTGCCTAACATACTGGGCCACACACACCCACGATATGAAGTCACCGCACACCGCTCGTTATAATCGTGAACAAGACATTGCCAAGGCAATGCGTTCTAAATACTGGGAGTTTGCATAATGATTGAACTTAAACCGCACGATATGTGGCTTACACCTACTGACAGTGAACACCTATGGGAATTGATCAGCAGACTAAGCAATGATCATGCAGCACATGCAGCAATGTTCATGCATAACTACATTGCCAGCCAATACCAAGCTGGCAACATCAAGCCAATGGAAACAAAAAATGACAACTGATATCAAGTCAATCATCAATTCAATTGAGATCGTAGGCACAAGTAGTGGTCCACGTCTCAGTATTGATTGGCCTGATAAGATTGTGATTGGTCCTGACAACGCAGATGATGCTGTGTTGTTAGGCCAGTTCATCGAAGCCACAGTCAAAGAGATGGACATTGAAACATCAGTTCATGCACATCTCGATGCAAAAGTATTAATCAGGAAAGCAAAGCAAAATGACTCGTAAAGATTTCATTCTAGTAGCGGACGAGATTGGTCCGCTGCTATCACCGCAAGCGCACATCACAGTAGCTGATGCGCTTGAAAAAACTAATCCACGCTTCAATCGCGAGAAGTTTTTGAAGCGCGCAATCAAAGCATGGGAGGACAAACACCTTGCCCCAATCGATGACTACATCCCGCACTGAAACTACACACTGCCCTGAATGCCTTGGTGATGGGACGCTGACATATGAGCGTCCCGAACCTTGGGTATCACGCGACACACCGCCAAGCCTTGAGGAATATCAAGGTACTTGTTGGAACTGCAAAGGCACAGGTGAGATTGAGGTTGACTACGATCCATATTAACTGCATGTTCGCAGCATGGATAGTTACTTAGATCAGCTAAGAAAAAAGTCGGACACTAAAGGCATCAAATTACTCGATGCCTTTAAGCAAGCTGGTGTACCTACATCAACTTACTACCGTGCGATCAACGAAATGAATGAACTTCGGTACGGTACTGCAATGAAAATCTTCGAGGCCATCGATGAAAAATACGAGGCTCTCGCACAATTACGATCAGATGATTACTATGCTGGTCAAAGCGAGACACGAAAAAGGATTAAGTCAACCTGAGTTGGCTGCCATTGTAGGCTGTACCGAATCCCTCATTCACAAATGGGAACAGCACAAGAGAGTTCCGTCTGGATTCTTTCTTATGTGTTGGCTTGAGGCACTAGGCTATGACATCGAAGTCACGAAAAAAGATTGAGACCATTACATGCGTAGCGTGTGAAATGGTTACTCAATGGTTCGTTGCCATACTAAAACGAAACCATCGAGGCACGATGGAGAAACATTGGTACGTCTGCCTCAATTGCTATGAGGAGGACAGATGGCAAACCGTAACAAGTCAAAAGGAACTTACCACGAAAAGTGGTTTGTCGATTGGCTCAACAAAATCGAAGCGAAGATCGAAGCGAAACGCGTCCCCCTCAGCGGCAGCTTGGGAGGCGAGTATACAGGGGACATCCACCTCACGATCAACGGACAACGATTGGTAGGCGAAGTTAAGTACAGAGATAAGTCTAACTTCCCCAGCCCCTTTGCAGTGTTAGAGAATCGAGACATTGCATTCTACAAAAGACGGAAAGGCAAACCGCAAACGCTAGTCATAATGACTGGAGAACAATTCCAACAATTAATGGAGAACAAAGATGAAGACTAGAGCAGAAGAAATAGATGAACAGGCCAAAGCCTTTCATCATGCGCACCCAGAAGTAGCCAGACTATTTGTCAGGTTTACTAATGAAATGATTGATCGAGGGTTTAATCACTATTCAGTGGCGGGTATCTTCGAACGCATCAGGTGGGAGACTGACGTTGCCGACAGCGATGGCAAGTCCACATTCAAATTGAACAACAATTACAAACAGTGGTACGCGCGTCGATTCATGGCAGCATATCCACAACACGCAGGGTTCTTTCGCACACGCGCAAGAATTACTGAAAACAAACCAGCTACCAATCTACCAGAGTTAGGACCAGAGTATTATGAAGCGCGTGGGTAAACACATTGCAGAAGATGCTTGGGCAGCAAGTCTGTCCCGACCATCTCGTGAGATATATGCAGACGACATCAAGCGTCGAAAGGATTTACATGCCAACTGGCAACCTGATTCTTTGCAAATAAATGCCGAGCGCATCAAGCGTGGCGAGGCTGTTGGTGACATGTATTTATGGGGTCGCCGTGCCATACTTATGATTAAGATGGGTATGCTTCGAGAGTCTGATCTTGAACCACATCGACAGAATTATCTAAATGAACTCAAGGGGTTATACAGCGAAAGCTTCTATGAGATACTAAAGCATGATCTTGAAAACCGTCATGCCAATGCAAAATAATTCTTGATGCTGCTGCATATATGCAGTAGTGTATACAAATAGATAAGCATTTAAATGCACACAAAGGAGAACAAAATGAACCGCAAAGGTTTTATTGGAGGCTCAGATTGCGTTCAGATTATGGACGGAAACTGGCTAGAATTATGGGAAATCAAAACAGGTCGCGCCGAGTCCGAAGACTTGAGTTATAACTTGGCAGTGCAGCTTGGCATCCATACTGAAGACTTCAATCTCAAATGGTTTGAACGTGAGACACAATCTATTGTTGGATCACATCAGAAAGAGTTCGTTACCAAAGTCGGACGCATACCAGTCAAAGGCACCATCGATGGCGCACAACGTGGCACCAAT